ACCGTTCCTCTCCCTGGCGGGCTTTACGGCTACACTCCTCTACCTTCGAAGGATACAGCCGAACAAATGGAAAGCTCTTTCGCGGCTCCAGTGGAATACTGGATACGCAACTCATTGGCTCCGCGCCTTGGTCTAAATTATGGCGCGAAGCCTCCTTCATCGTGGCTTCCAAAGGGCTACGATTATTGGTCCATGAACCCGGCAACAGGTGTGTGGACCCCTATGCGAACCATCATTCATCGGAGATAGAAAAATGCGATACCGTAAGAGACGCCGCAGCAGTCGCCCCCGCCGGAAAGTACGCCGCATGCGGCGTCGGGCTGGCGCAATGCGAATTGGGTACAGAATGTAATGCAATGCGCCAATCCGTTCATTAAGGACGGGTTGGCCTTTGGCTGCGGCTCCTGTCCGAACTGTCGCATCAATAAAAAACGGGAATGGTCTCACCGGATCATGCTTGAAGCAGCCCAGTATCAGGATAACAACTTCATCACGCTTACCTATGATGAAGATCACCTCCCCGAAAACGGCGATCTAGTCCCGCGTCACCTTCAATTGTTTATCAAGCGTCTACGTAGATCATTCGAACCCCAGAAGCTGCGCTACTTTGCAGTAGGAGAATACGGTGAAACAACTCAACGACCTCATTACCACCTTGCAGTCTTTGGATATCCCACCTGTAGCAAAAGCACTACTTATCGCGATCGTGCTGGTCACTGTTGCCCTGTTTGCGACAGCGTGCAGTCCGCATGGTCAGATGGGTATTCAACCATGGGATACGTCTATTGTGGTCAACTCACCCCAGAAAGCGCCCAATACATCGCCGGATACGTCACAAAAAAGCTCACCTCCCACGACGACGAACGACTAGAAGGACGCCACCCAGAATTCGCCCGGATGAGTAATCGGCCCGGAATTGGGGCCGGTATGATGGACGAAATGGCTAGCGAACTATTGAAGTATCCACTCGACGACCTGGAAGATGTACCCGGCGCGCTCCGCCATGGGTCTCGCTTACTTCCGCTCGGTCGCTATCTAAAGGGCAGATTAAGGGAACGAATAGGCCGTGACAAAAAAGCTCCCAAAATCGTCCTCGAAAAAGCGATTGAAAAAATGCGCCCTATGCGTGAAGCTGCATTCGCTACTGCGCCGTCGGGCTCGAAACTATTTACGTTCAAGCAGATGGTCATAGACAGTGGTGCTGGAAAGCGTGCCCGCGTAAAAGCTAAAGATCGAAAAAAGAAAGGCTCAATATGAAACGCGCAAAACACTCGTTATCGAATTATAAACTTCTCTCATGTGATATGGGAGAACTCGTCCCCATCGGTTTAACAGAGGTTCTTCCCGGTGACACAATCCAACACGCCACTAACGCCCTCGTCCGGGCTTCACCTCTCCTGGCTCCAGTTATGCACCCTGTGCATTGCCGCATTCACCATTGGTTCGTCCCTCACCGCATTATTTGGGAGGACTGGGAAGAATTCATCACAGGCGGCTCAGACGGCATGGATGACAGCGTTTTCCCAACCATCACCATTGGAGGGGGAACTGGCGCTGCTATTGGTAGCCTTGCTGATTATCTCGGTGTACCTACTGGCGTTAATAATATTGAAGTCTCAGCTTTACCGTTTAGAGCCTACGCCCTCATCTGGAATGAATTTTACCGGGATCAGGATCTCCAAACTCCACTCGTCATCGACCAAACCAGCGGTCCGGACACCACTACGAATATGCTCCTACAGCACACCGGATGGGAAAAAGATTACTTCACATCTTCCCGCCCCTGGGAACAGAAGGGACCAGCTATCACTATCCCTCTGGGGGATACTGCCCCCGTGCAGCGAACTAACAACGCACCCGCCTGGAACGCTTTCAGAGGAGGTACCAACACCAACGCCGCCACCGGCAACACCTTAGACACTGAAACCAACGGCGCCCGTACCGGCATCAACGCCCAGAATACTGGTGCTGATCGCTTCGTTTCTTTCGACCCTAATGGAGGTCTTGAAGCCGATCTCTCCGGCGCATCCGCCGTGACCGTCAACATTTTACGCGAGGCCCTGGCTCTCCAGCGCTTCGCTGAAGCAAGGGCTCGATATGGATCACGATACGTCGAATATCTCCGTTACCTTAATGTCCGATCTTCCGACGCACGTTTACAGCGTCCAGAATATCTTGGCGGTGGGAAGCAAACTCTCCAATTTAGCGAAGTTTTGCAGACAGCAGAAGGGGAAAACCCCGTCGGAGAACTCCGCGGCCATGGAATATCTGCGATGCGTTCTAATCGCTACCGCAGATTCTTTGAAGAACATGGCTACGTCATCACCTTGCTATCCGTCCGTCCCAAAACAATCTACTCGCAAGGTCTCCCGCGCACCTGGAACCGGCGGGTCCGGGAAGATTTCTGGCAAAAAGAACTTGAGCACATCGGCCAGCAAGAAATCCTCAATAAAGAAGTCTACGCAGCTCACGCTAATCCCAACGACACTTTCGGCTTCCAAGACCGATATGACGAATATCGTCGAACCGAATCCACAATTGCCGGAGAATTTAAAAGCTCACTCCTAGACTTCTGGCATATGGCTCGAATATTCGGCTCGTCTCCCGCACTAAATGCGGACTTCGTAAAATGCGTACCGCCGGAACGCTCATTCGCCGTCCCAAGTCAGGACGTATTGTATGTGATGGCGAATCACTCTATCCAAGCTAGGCGCCTCGTTGCTCCTGTAGGCCGCAGTTTCATCTACTAGCGGCCCAACTCCAGGGCGGCGGCTCCGCCGCCGCCTTTTTCTTCACTTCACTCCTAGGAACACCTGGTTAAACTCACAGGAAACACGCAAATGGCAAAAGTCAAAATTCTCCCCGGCACCGAAGCCAAGGAAATCGCCCACGAATTGTCCGCCGCAGATACCTACCTCAATGAACGCGGCCACGAACTCCCCAGTGGGGTGCCTATGGCCCCCCCTCTTGGCTACAAAAAACAGCCCTCTCTGCACGAAACTATCCGCAACATGATCCGCTCCGAGCGACTTGCCCAGGAAGCGGCCACAGCAGGCTTCGAGACATTCGATGAAGCCGATGATTTCGATGTCGGCGACGATCTCGACCCTTCCTCACCCTACGAACTCGAATTTGAAGGCGACCTCCTTCCTCCCCCCCCGTCGCCAAGCCCCACAACAGCGCCACAGATGCCAGCGGGCGGGAGCCCCGCTACCACCCCCCCAGTGGACACGAAAACCCCTTCCTAGGGTGGCGGGAGCGCGAGGGGGAGGGCATCGCCCTTCCTCTCGCTAAAATCTCAGTAACCTCCTTGATGGTTACTGAGCTAGGTGACACCAAACGAGCGGACACATGGCAAAAAAACCGAATGGTAAGGGCGGGCGCGGTATCTCCAACAACAACCTTACCGCTAACACTGTTGCACGCCCGACCGCGAGGCTAGTCACCTACACCCCAATCCTAAACCCTTACCTCAATGAAGATCGGCGGTTCTACCAGCCCGATCGTTCAATCCGCCCCCTGGGGGCGGTAACTCGCACGGCGACGAGAATTGTCGCCCGTGACGCTCTTGGCGACAAAATCCGTCGCCAAACAAAAGCACCTCTAACCTTCAACCTAGGCGACCGCATCCACCTCTGTGTGCGTCGCAAAATCAGAAAATCAGTCATACACGCCCTCGGAATAGCAGGCCCTCGCCGAGGTCGTACCTTCAAGAAACCCATCCGCAACTTCTGGAGCGCAATCAAATGCTAGGTGCTTTAATCTCAGCAGGCTCATCCCTCCTCGGCGGCTTCATGCAAGGCAGGCAAGCTGACAAACAAACTGCAATGCAACGTCAGTTCGCCAAAAACGCTATTCAGTGGAAAGCTGAGGATGCCAAAAAAGCTGGCATTCACCCCATTTACGCAATGGGCGCCAATACCGTCTCCTACCAGCCGCAACAAGTCGGAGACATGGGAATTGCCGCCGCCGGCCAGGACATTGGCCGCGCGATCGACACCGGCCTTACAAGCAATGAACGTATAAGTTCCCGTCTATCGTCACTT